AGCGCAGCGAACGACAACAGGGGACAAGGATCATGACTGCATTATTCGGGGGCGGGATGAAGGCCCAGGAGCCGCAGACGCCGAAGACGATCCGCATGCCGACGCAGGACGATCCCGACGTGCTGGCTGCAGCTCAGCGCACCCGGGCGGCGGCTCTGTCGCGCACCGGACGGCTCTCGACCATCCTCACCGACCAGACCAAGGCGACGACCGGCGGCACCGGCCAGAAGCTGGGAGCATAAGCCCTTGGCCATGGACTCGCGCGCGAAGGAAGTCGTGCGGATGGGCGACAAGCTCTTCGGCGACAAGCGCCAGCTCGACAATCTCCGTCAGGAGATCGCGCTGAACTTCTATCCCGAGCGCGCGGATTTCACGCTGAAACGCAATCTGGGCGACGAATACGCCGATCATCTGTTCTCGTCCTTCCCGGTGATGGCAAGACGCGAATTCGGCAACATGCTCGACGAGTTCCTGTTTCCGGACAAGTTCTTCTCGATCCATGTCGATGATGACGATCTCGACGAAGGCGACGCCGAGCGCGCTTTTCTGGAGCGCATTACTGGTATCCAGTACCGCGCGATGATGGAGCCGGCCGCCAATCTGGTCATCGCCCGCGGCCAGACCAACCATGATTTCGCCACCTTCGGCGACGGCGTCATCAAATTCGACAAGAACCTGGCGGGCGACGGCCTGCTCTACCGCAATTATCACGTCCGCGACTGCGCCTGGTCGGACAATGCCGAGGGCAAGACCGACGTCCTGCACCGCAACTGGAAGCCGAGCGCCCGCCAGCTTGTCGCCATGTTTCGGAAATCGGTCTCCGGCGATGTCACCCGCGCCTACGAGAAGGACCCGGAGAAGACCTTCAACTGCCGCCACGTCGTGCTGCCGACGCGGCTTTACCGCTATCAGTCGAAAGGCGGCAAGCAGTTCCCCTTCGTCTCGCTCTATGTCGAGTGCGAGAGCGAGACCGTGCTTGAGGAAGTCGGCCTCAAATATTTCTGCTATGTGGTGCCGCGCTGGCAGCTGGTCTCCGGCTCGCAATACGGCGCATCGATGGCGACCGCGATCCTGCTGCCCGACGGGCGCACCATGCAGGTGATCATGCGCACCCTGCGCGAGGCCGGCGAGAAATATGTCGACGCCCCGATGGTCGCCGTCGGCGACGCGATCCGCGGCGACATCGCGCTCTATGCCGGCGGCATCACCAATGTCGACGCCGAATATGACGAGCGTCTCGGTGAGGTACTGCGGCCCGTGACGCGCGACCGAGGCGGCATGCCGATCGGCTTCGAGATCGCCACGGCCCTCAAAGACGACATCAACAAGGGCTGGTTCCTCGACAAGATCAAAATGCCGGAGACCAGCTACCAGATGACGGCAACGCAGGTGCGCCGCATCATCCAGGAGCATATCCGCGCCGCGGCTCCGATCTCCAAGCCGATCCAGGTCGCTTACAACCATCCGCTTTGCGACGGCACCTTCCAGCTGCTCTCGGCCGAAGGCGTGTTTCCCTTCGACCAGATGCCGCAGAGCCTGCAAGGGCGGGATCTCAAATTCAAATTCCGCTCGCCCTTGGACGAACTCGCCGAGCAGAACGAGGCCGACACCTATGTCGACGTCCGCGACCGCATCTACCTGCCCGCGGTCCAGCTCGATCCGAGCCTGAAGGAGATCGCCGATCTCGGGGCTGCCACCCGCGATGCCATGCGCTCGGCCGGCTGGAAGGCCAAATGGTTCAAGCCAAAGGAGGCCGTCGACGGCGCCCGCCAGCAGCAGGAGCAGCAGCAGCAGCTTGCCGAGACCGCCGGCCAGATCGGCACCGCCGGCCAAGTGGCCCAGGACGCCGGCAAAGGCATCGATGCTCTGATGACGGCAGGCCAGCCCAAGGGCGGCGCAGGCGGCTCGCCGCAAGCGATGATGCAGCAGATGCAAACCCAGCAGGCGATGCAGAAGCTGCTGCAGCAGCAGGGCGCCTGAGGAGAGCATGGGCAAACGCGAACTCTGGCATCCCCCGCTCTACGAAAAGGCCGACACCCAGGCGATCCAGCATCTGGCGCTCTATGCCGAGGGCAAGGAAACGCAGCCGCCATCAGCCGAAACCGTGCGGCGGGCGCTCGATTGGATCATCCATCAGGCGGCCGCGACCTATGAGGAGCCGTTCCTGCCGTCGTCGCCGGACGTCATTGCCTACATGCTCGGGCGCCGCTCGGTCGGCCTCGCCATCGTCAAGCAGATGAAACTCAAGATCGGAAAGGTGTTCCATGGCGGCAGCCAGGATGAGTACCGCGAAAATGGATAAGGACTATCAGGCCGAATGCGACATGCGCAGTCTGATCGAGGCCAAGAAGATCATGGCGGATAAGCCGCGCTACGCCGCCGCGCTGAAGAAATGCAAAGAGCAGATGGCGCAGATGGCCACGATTGCGGAAAAGAAAGGTGAGGGCTAACCCATGCAGTGGAACCAGATTTTTTGGGCACCATCGAACGATGATGGCGCTCCTGGCCTCAGCGCAGACGACCTCTCCCTGCTGAGCGGCGATGATGCTGGCGACGACGGCGACGAGAACGCCGAGGCCGGCGACAAGGGTGCCAGCGAACAGACCGGCGAGAAGGGCAAGGCAGGCGACCAGGGCAAAGCACCTGCGGCTGCCGGCGAGGCCGATCCCGCCAAGGGCAAGACCATTGCGGGCGGCGAGGAGACCAAGGAAAAGGAGCCCGAGGCCAAGAAGCCCTATTGGCCCGAGGATTGGCGGCAGAAGCTCGCCGAGCATCTCTCGGCCGGCGACAAGAAGATCTACGCCAAGGAATTGCGCCGCCTGGAGCGCATCACCGATCCGGCCGGCATTTACGGCATGTACCGTGAGGCCGAAAGCCGACTGACCTCTGGTGGGCTGATCAAGGTTCCCGGCAAGGACGCCAAGCCGGAGGAGGTCGCCGAATATCACAAGGCGCTCGGGGTGCCGGAGAAGCCGGAGGATTATCTCAAGGCCATGACGCTGGAGAACGGCGCCGTGATCGGCGAGGCCGACAAGCCGCTCCTCGACGGCGTGCTCGCTGCCATGCATAAGTCCGGAGCGCCCCCCGCCGCCGTCAATGCCATGGTCAACTGGTATTACGCCGAGCAGGAAAAACAGGCCGCCGATCTCGACGAAGCCGACGACGCTTTTCGCCGTGAAGCCGAGCAGGCGCTGAAGGAAGAGTTCGGCGCCAGCTTCAAGCGCTCCGTCAACGCCATTGCGCCATTGTTCGCGACCGCGCCCGGCGGCACCGACATCAGCAACGACCAGTCGCTCTATGCGCGTCTGATGGGTGGCCGCACCGCCGACGGACGGGTGATCGGCAACGATCCCGACATGGTCCGCTTCCTGATCGGTCTCGCGCGCGAGGTCAATCCGGCCGCCACTCTGACCGAGGACGGCGACCAGAGCGGCAAGTCGATCGACGACGAGCTGGCCGATATCCAGAAATTGCGCACCACCGAGCCGAAAAGGTACTGGAGCGCATCCGTTCAAGCGCGCGAGCTGGAGCTCATCACCGCGCAACAAAAGCTTCGGGCGAGAGCCTGAAACCTTAGACTGCCACATCCGGACAACCCGCGAGCCGAACGTTTACCGTTCGCGATAAACGCTCACTATCCGGCGCCGGATACGCAGTCAATCCACCCCACCGTCACGCACGCGCTCCTGGTTGCATGAGCGGCGCCTGCTGTTTTGCAGGACAACCCGCCTTGTGCCTCGGAAGGAGACAACCGGAACGGACGGCATCTTCAATTCTTAAAGGAGATGCCAATCAATGGCAGAGAATGCCCCTCAAATTCAATACCGGCAGCAGCTTGTTGCCGGTTTTGAAGAGGGAATGTCATGGCTTCGGCAGACCACCGTCACCGAAGCAGTGATCAAGGGCAACCAGGCGACGTTCCTGGTTGGCGACAGCGGCGGCGCAACCGCCGTCACCCGCGGTATCAATGGTCTCATTCCGGCCCGCGCCGACAATCTGAGCCAGCCGACCGCGACACTCGTCGAATGGCACGACCTGGTTCGCAAGACCCGGTTCAACATCTTCGAGTCTCAGGGCGACCAGAAAGCCCTGATGCAGTCGACGACCCGCAAGGTTCTTAACCGCCGCATCGATGCCGATATCATCGCGCAGGCCGATACGGCGACCACCAACCTCGGGGCGGCGACGACCTTCTCGCTCTCGATCGTGGCGAAAGCCTCGGTGACCCTCGGCGAAAACGAGGTTCCGGTCGAGGAAGAGAACAACATGTTCGCGCTCGCAACGCCTGCGGTGCGCGGCTATTTCATGCAGATCCCGGAAGGGATCAAGATCGACTATGTCGACATGAAATATCTCGCCGGCCCGATCCGCCGCACCATGCGGTGGGGCGGCTTCAACTGGATCTTCCATCCGAACCTGACCGGTGTCGGGACCGCCTCGGAGAAGTGCTACTTCTTTCACCGCGACAGTCTGGGCTCTGCCTTCGACAGCGGCGAGGGCCTCAACACCGCGATCGGGTACAATGACGAGCAGGACTATTCCTATGCCCGCGCGTCATCGTTCACGGGAGCGAAGATCCTTCAACAGTCGGGCATCGTGCAGTTCCTGCATGACGCTTCGGCGATTTAAGGAGGGCTGATCATCATGGCAAACTATCAGTCCGCCAACTTCAACCTGCGCGCCCAGTCGATCGCCGGGCGCAAGGAATGGGTCTACGAGGATACCGGCCCGCTGAGCGATGTCGTCGCCTCCGGTTTCGTTTCCGACGGGGCCCAGAAGGGCTGCGACAGTGGTGATTTCGTCAAGTATTACGACACCTCGCGCGGCATCGAATATGGTCTCAGGGTCTCGAATGTGACCGATACCGGCAACAGCCAGGTCACGCTCGATGGCCAGGTGATCATTGGCGACACCAGCTGATCGCAGCATCCAAGCGGCAGAAAGGCGGCTCTCGTGGCCGCCTTTTTCATGACAACCACAAGGAACTCTCATGTCCGAGACCATCACTGCCGGCCAGAAGCCGGGCAAGACTGTTACACCCGCCACTCCCGCCGTCGTCACGGCAAAGCCCGAGCAGAAGCTGCGCGACACCAAGCCGCGAACCTTCGCGCCTTCGTCGCTGAAGCCGCTCGGCTATGGCGAGACCGAGATCATGACCGTCACCGTTCCGGCGGAATGGAATTTCGAGGATCTCATGAAGCCGGTTACATGGGTCAGCGTCGCCGGCCCGATCGCCGCCAACGCCACCAAGACCCAGGTCGACCGCATCGGCTCGTTGATCTATGCCACCAGCGCCGGCGGCAAGTTCATGGCCTGGCTGCGCATCAACGAGATCGTCCGCGACGAGATGAAGAACCCTTGCGGCGTCAAGGTGATGTGCATCGGGCCCTCCATCGACGTCAAGACCGGCAGGCCCTGCCCGATGGATCTGAAGACCGGCCTGCCCTGGGTCGATCCGGAAAAGCCCAAGGAAGCCGAGGCCGCGTAATCGGCCTCATTCTTCGTTCGCAAATAGGGATCGATCATGGTCACCAAGCTCCAGCTGTTCAACGCCGCGCTTGACGAGCTCGGCGAGGTCAACGTCAGCGATACCGGCGAGGCGATCACCTCGGCCCGGGTGCTGGCCGCGCGCTACGACCGTGTCGTCGCCGATTGCCTGGCGTCCAGCTCCTGGAACTTCGC